GATGGACAGGCTCACGCCTGGGGGTGCAAAGAGGGGATGTTGAAGAGGCGGGTTGAGAAGTCGTGGGGCATATTGGGGGCTCCGACGCAGCGCTCGCACTCACGGAAACACCACTTGTTCATCTGGGCAGGGTCGGTGCAGTCGATCCCCTGGGGTTTGGCGTGACCGCCTTCATAGGTTCCGGGGTTAGCCGGGGCATCCTCGGGGATCTCCTGGTCTGCCAGGAAGGCGTAATCGTCCGGGTCGGCGGGATCGAAATGATCTCGGGGACGGCTATTGATGCCCCATGCTTTCGAGCATCGCCCGTCGCACCGGATTTCCATGGGTTGCCCGTAGGCGGTGATTTGCTTGGTCAGCAATGGAGCCTCCAGCTCATGGACAAGATCAGTTTTCGGTTAGGCGGCGCATGAGGGTGCGCCATGCGAGTGCAGCCACTTGTGGAACTTGGCCGTTTCCAATGGCCTTGAGTCGGTCCACCCTACGGGCCACCCCATGAGCCAGCAGACCCACTCCGGGTTCAACGCTCCATTGAGTTCCTCCGGCGTGACCATCGTGCGGAGTTTGGCCCGCGCCCCACTTCCTCCCCACTTGCAGAGTGCGGCGCCGCCCGTGTTGTTCATCGCGGTGGGGGTTGGCCACATCATCGCGGCCATCTGCAAGCCTGGCCTCCCGCTGGAGTCCCGCTGGTTTGGTCCCCCATTCGTCCCGAGCGTTGCCAGGGGCGTGGGCAAGAACCCACATCCTGTCGCGTTTGTGAGGTGCGCCGGCTTGATACGCTCCGACAATACCCCACTCCGCATCGAACCCCAGCGCGGCAAGGTCTTCCAGCACGACCTCCAGTCCTCGCGTTCTGAGAAGAGGGGAGTTTTCGATGAAACAGAAAGACGGCTTGACCTCTCCGAGGATTCGGGCGAACTCGGACCACAGGCCGGATCGGGCTCCGGTGATCCCAGCACCCTTCCCGGCTGCGGAAATGTCCTGGCAGGGAAATCCGCCGGCGACGAGGTCAACCCGCCCACGCCAGGGGTTCCCGTCGAAGGTGCAAACATCGTCCCAGACGGGGAACCAGGGCAGGAGTCCGTCCCGTTGTCGCTGGAGGAGGACAGACCGAGGGTATTCCTCCAACTCGACGGCGCAGACTGGCACATGGCCGAGAAGGAGTCCGCCAAGGATTCCGCCACCGGCTCCGGCGAAGAGGTGCAATTCACGAAGTGGAACATTCAAGGGTGCCTCGGAAGGGTGCGGAGGATGGACAGCCTCAAACGAGGCGGGTTTCGTGGGGGCAGGGCTTGCAGCCTTTTTCGCTGATGACCACGAAGTCGGTCCCCTGCCAATGCCCGGTGTCGATATGGGTTGCATCCACAACGTCCTCCATGTTGTAGGTGCCGATGTAGACCGTCCGGTTGGGGTCCAGCCCCTCCAGGTGCGTCAGTAGTTCCTTGATGGTCATGCGTCCTCCTTCTGGACAGGATCGGCGTCGATGCCGTCCTGGGTTGGGTTCAAGGGTTCGATCCGCGTGGATCCGCAGACACTTGGCGGCTCATGCTGGCTTCCTGCGCTCGAAGGCCTCGTTAAAGAGGACTTCCAGCTCGGCGGTATAATCCTCCTGAAGCCGCGCCACCTTCGCTTTGGCCTTGGCCAACACGCTCTCAGCCTCCTCAAGGGCATCCTTGGCGGCCGCCTGCTCGTGCACGGCATCGGCCACCTGGTCGAGGATTGTTTCTAGTTTGCTCATGCCTTCTTCCTTTCGAGGTAGTAGAGATCCCGCACGTGGCCCTTGCTGATGCCGGTCATCAGGGACACGGCGACGAAGACCTTTCGCTTGGGCAGTTCGGGGTGGGTGACGCGCAGCGCGCGGCACATCTTGGGGACTCGCATGGTGAGGCGGGACTGGCGGATCGCGGCGACGGTGGCGGCGATGATGGACTTGTCCTCGATTTCGCATTGCTCAAGCTCAGCATCCAGAATCTTCCGGACTTCGTCTGGGATCTGGCTCATATGGGCCCAGAGGGCTGGCTCGGTCGGGGACACACGATGACTCGCTTTCATCGGGCCTCCCGCTTCTTTGCTGGCTTCCGCTTGGGTGCCTCGCCAGCCTTCCGCCACCGCATTCCGCTTTTCTCGGCCAGGGCGTTCATCGCGCTGCGCACCCGCTCCACATCCTTCTCGAAGTAGCCCAGCGTGGTCCGGATGTCGACGTGGCCCATGACCTCCTGCACGTCCGGAGGGGCGATCCCCATGGCCAGCAGCTGCGTGCAGTAGGAGCCGCGCAGCCGGTGGGGGGTGAGGCCCTGCTGGCCGCTGGCGGCGTTGGCCAGGGCCATCACCCGTCGCATCCGTCCAGGGCTGAAGGGCTCGCCCTTGGGCGCCGGGGCGATCCAGCCGGACTTCTTGGCCAGGGGCCGGAGGTAGGCCACCAGCCAGTCAGGCATGGGCCTGGGCTTAGCCTCCTTGCCCTTGGTCTTGCCAGGGCGGTAGACCTTGGCCTCCCAGTCGATCCACTCCCACCTGGCGCCGGCGCACTCCATCTCGCGCAGGCCGAGGCCCAGGGCGATGCGGATAATCCGGCGCATGGAGGTGGTGGCCACCAGGTCGACGGCCTTCAGGTAGGGCTCCCAGAGGCTGGGCGAGAGGATCACCCGGCTGCGCTTCTGGAACTTCAGGCCCTTGACCGACCACTCGCGGATCCGGAGCATCCGGCGCTCGATGGCCCAGTTGAAGACCAGGCGCAGGCAGGCCAGCCAGTGGTTGCAGCTGGCCGGGCTGTGGGGCACGGCCTTGTGGAGGGCCCTGGCGTCCTCGACGTGCCGGGTGAGCACCTCGGTGAGCTGCAGCTCGGCCAGGTCGTAGAGGTGCAGCCGGCCGAAGGTCTCGACGGCCTTCCAGTGGTTGGGGCTCACGGTGGTCTCGTGGGCGGCCAGCCACTGGGCCACAAGCCCCGCGACCGTCGGGCAGGGCTCGAGGCCTCGGGCCCGGAGCTTGGCCGCTTCCAGGGCCTCCTGGGCGATCTGGCGGGCCCGCGTGATCTTGGTCTCGCGGGTGGACCGCTGGCGCCGGGGCAGGCCCGGCACCGTGAAGCGGTAGTGCAGCACCGCCTTGGGGCCCACGGGGAAGAGCGAGTATTCCTGATTCATCAATCCCCCAGGGTCTTGAGGCGAGGCGCGTCCTTGGCCTTGGCGGCCGCCCCGGGCGAGCGGTTGCGGTCGATGATGTCCCACCACTTCGCCACCTGGCGCGGCTGGGTCTCGACCATGTAGCAGTTCCAGCAGAGCTGGTTGGTGGTCGGGCCCATGAGCTTGCCGTTAAGGAGGGCCCCGGTGTCGTAGGTGAAGTCGAAGTGGTTCCAGCGGTAGCCGCAGCCGGTGCAGGTCTGGCACCCGATGCTGCCGGGGCTGGAATTCCACTCAGACCGGCTGGGCATTCCCTTCCAGTTGTGCTTGAACTCACGCTGGACGGTCGCATGCTCATCCTCGGGCCAGGAGGCGGGATCGTATCTCATGCCGTCTCCTTGGCCAGCTGGCGGCCCCGGTCGAGCCATTCCAGGTAGGTGGCCTTCTTGGGCCCGAAGAAGGTGCTGACGGCCTGGAAGAAGCCCTTCTTGGGGCCCTCGGCCTCGGTGATGTAGGCGTGGAAGGCGGCGTAGAGCACCCGCGGCGTCTCGACCTGAGCGTCGACCAGGGCCTGGAACGCTCGCTCGCCCTCCATACGGCTGCCCTTGGGCACCGGCTCATCCAGCCAGGTCTTCTCTTCGGCGCTCCACCTGCTGAAGGTCTTGGGCGGCGTGCTCCAGATCGCCTCGAAGGCCTTCTGAGAGTCGGACTTGAGGGCGGTGGTCTGGATCTTCCTGGGCTTCTTCCCAGAAGGTGTCGAAGCCGGAGCCGAAGGCGCAGGCCTTTGTTCTTTATCTTTTTCTGTACTCTGTACTCTGTACTCTGCTTCTGTGTAACCTGTTGCACCATTTTGTAACGCGTTACAATCCGGTGCATCGGGCAACTCGGGGTCGGATTTGTGGGCGCGGCGGGTCCTCATGTAGGGCGCCCGGCTGCCTTCCTTGGCCTGCCCGCGGTCACGGTAAATCTTGTAATTTAGAATCTTCCACCCCCCGGGAACCACCTGCACTCTGCGCCCTTCGTTGTCTGGCGTCCGGCTGTGGGGGTCGGGCCCAGTGAGCACCTCCAGTGCGATCTCCAGGTCATCGATGGACACCCGGCAGAGACTGGCGAAGCCCGGGACCGAGCCCTCGACAATCCCATCCGAATCACAGGTGGCCAGCATGGCGATCCAGATTCGGAGCACCTTGTGGTCCTGGCACCAGATGGAACTGGTGACGATGGAGCCGAAGAGTTTGGCGAAACCAGCCATCAGGCACTTCCTTTCAAGGCCGCGAGCTCCTCGACGGCCCGCAGCAGTCGGTCTTCCTCGACCTCGCCGAAGGGCATGGGGATGCCCAGGCGCTCGCCCAGCTGGCGAAGCAGGGCCACCAGGCGGGTGAGCTCCTTGGCCAGGTCGCCCAGGCCACGACTGTCCTCCATGCCCAGCACCACCAGGCCGTCGGGCAGCTTGACGGGACCAGCGCCGTCGATGATGCAGCTGATCCGGCGCTGCAACTCGCGTCCGGTGTAGGCCTTGGCGAAGGGATCGAACTCCTGGAGGCAGAGCAGGTCACCGGGCTGGAAGCCGCGGTCATTGACGCGCAGCTCGAAGGTCTTCTGGCCGGAGAGCACCATGCCGAAGGGCTTGGGCCAGGTCTTGAGGCAGTGGATCATGTCATTCCTCATCAAAAAGAAGGGGTGTGCCTTTGGCGGCGACCTTGGCCTGCTGGGCCGCGAGATCCGCCTCCTTCTTGGCCAGGGCCTCGCGCTCGGCAGGCGTCAGCAGGCCCAGGCCCAAGCGGATCCGCTCGCTGGTCAGGTGCTGCTTCGCCAGGTGCATATCGCCACGCACCATGGCTACCTCCGACCGAGGCTGAAGGGCGGCGTGGTGGCCGAGACCGGGCTCACGCAGGCCACGGGCAGCCATCGTTTGGCCGCGCGGCAGTGGCGGCAGAGGCAGGCGATGGGATAGGCGCCCCGGGCGTGCTCCAGCATGAGCTGGCCGGCCACCCAGCGGAGATCAGTGAGCTCGGCCTGGTGGTCCATGAGGGCTGTGGCATCGGAGGGCATGGGGTCGCTCATGCGTTGCTCCACTTCTTCGGCAGCTCATCCACACAGAAGCCGCCCGTGGTGGCGATGTGCCAGCTGCAGCTCGAAGGGCTGGCGCCCACGATCTTCAGGTCGGAACGGCCCTGGAAGTAGCGCAGGGCCCAGTCGTAAGTCTTGGAAGGCATGAAGGGCTGATTCATTGGCGGAGCCTCGGGTAGGCGACTTGCATGGCGACGAAGGGCTTCTGGGGCACGGGGCTGTAGTCGGCGTGGTAGACCATGCCGTTGAGCCGGCCCCGGATCAGCTCCTTCTCGACGGCGTGAAGGGTGGCGGCTCGGTGGTAGGCCTTGAACTCCGGGTGCTCGGCGGGCAAGGCTCCGGGGCTCTTCGGCCAGGCACCGCACAGTTCGGATAGGCGCTCCTGCAGCTGGGGAAGATCCATCCGGTCGACGCGGGATTTCAGCAGCTCCATGTCCATCTCCCACCTCACCGAGAAGGCGACCGTGGCGGGCGCACCAGTCCAGGCCGCGTCACCGGGCCGGAAGCGGCCACCGTGGCGCTTGTCGTAGACCTCCTTGGCGATCCCAAGGCCCCACGCGAGGGCCAGGCCGGTCTTGGGGTGGCCTTGGACCTTGGCGAACTCGTAGACGGCCAGGCCGCCCAGGGCGTGCACCGCCTTGTGTGATTCGTAGGTGCTCCGGTCCCCGGCCACCAGGGCAGCGCCACCAGCAGCAGGAGGGCAGCCAGCCAGTGCGAGAGCCAGAGCATCACGTCGCGCAGCGCGTCCATCAGCAGGCCGGCGAAGAGCAGCACCGCGATGAGCAGGGGCAGGTCTTGGATCTTCAGGCTGGGATTGAGGCGGCTCATGCGGTCCTCCGGTTGATCAGGTGGCCGCCCAGCACCAGCGTCTCGGCCAGCAGGTCCATCTCCTCCCGGCAGGCGCGGGCGCCCTCGGTGGTTAGGTCCTCCAGCCGGGGCAGCAGGTCAAGGGCCTGGGAGCGCAGGGCCCGGAGGCTGGCGGCGGCAGAGTGGTGGATTGGGGCGTCGGAAGGCTCGGTAGGCTTGCCCTCGTCATAGCTCACGCGCACCAGGTCCTCTGGATTGGCCTGCTCAGTCGGAGCCGCGATGGACTGGATCACGCGGATCGCCGTGTCGATGGGGCTACCCTTCTGGGCCTTGGTCGCCCTCCAGATGGGGTTGCCCATGGGCTTCTTGGCGCAGCTCTCGGGCACCTCGAGGCCATGCACCTTGCAGTGCTTCCGGATCTCGTAGCGTTTGTTGTCCTGGACGTTGCCCGGCTCGGTGAGGGCCGCCAGGTCCAGCAGCATCTTGGCCAGCTTGGCCCTGGGCTCCATGGGCTTGCGGCCCGCGTGCTGGATCTTCTTCGCCTTCGGTTCGGCCTGGACGGCCACGGCAGCAGCAGGCTCGGGCACTTCCTGTGCCTGGGCGAGCTGCGGCTTCTTGGGCGAGCTGAGGCGGATGGGGGGCTGCGTGGGGCGCTCCGGTGCCGGGGTGACCGTGGCGCCCAACTCGGCCAGGTCATCCAGCAGGGCCTGGCGCATGACCGGGTAGCTGTCGCCCCAGAAGACCTTGCCGGTTTCCAGCTCCTGCAGCTCCAGGCGCTTCTCGCGGATGGCGGCGGATTCAGCCATGGGCTTCCTCCAATCCGAGCGAGCCTTCATCGCGCTTGTTGGCAGCCTCGAAACGGTCCAGGATGTCGACGCCGCTCACATCGGAGGCGATGTGCATGAGAATCAAGGCGGCCCGCTGCGCTACCTCCACCGAGGAGGGCACATCGAGGCCTAGGCGCTGGAAGTTACCTTGGCGCCGAGCTGAGCCTTTGCTTAGCTTGGTGGCTTCTTCGAGGAGGATCTCCAGCACGGTGGCCTTGGCGCGTTCATGGAGAGCCCTCTGGGCCTTGGTGGGGGCCTTCGGCTGGTCGCTCATGCCGAGGCCTCCCCAGCGATCCGCTGCGTGAGGGTGGAGGGCACGCCCGCGGCGTCCAGCACCAGGGCCACGGCCGCCTCCAACTCGGGCAGCTCGCGGTCCACCATGGCCCAGCACTGGGCTACCAGCTCCAGGGGCAGGTTGTCGCACCCCGGCCGGCGCAGGGTGGCGCCCTCGGTCCAGTAGAAGGTGGTGGCGTCCAGGATGTCGGCCACCTTGAGCAGGCGCAGGGGGATGACCGAGGCCGCGGCCATCGGGTTGACGATGCCCCGCGCCTCCCAGAACATCCCATCGACCAGGTTGTCGAAGTCCAGGCTCTCGGCCTGGGCCAGGATGCCCTTGGTGGGGGCGGGCACGTCCCCGTATTGCGTTTCGGGGATGTCGTGCACCAGCGCCAGGCGCAGGGTATCGAGCTCATACTGGGCCGGGAAGCGGCCCGCGCCCAGCTGGTGCCCCAGCCAGACGGCCAGCAGGGCCACCCGGCAGCTGTGGTCGGCCAGGGTCTGCTCGCGCAGGGTCCGCACCGTGTGCCAGCGGGTGCAGTTGCCCATGGCCAGGATGTCGAGGGGTGAGAGGTGCTGGATCATTCGATCTCCGAGTCGAGAGCCCGCTGCTGTGCGGCCCGTTCACGCGCCAGTAGCAGGTTGGAAAGGCCCGTGGCCGCCATCAGCAGGGCGAAGCCAGGAAGGGCGAGAAGGAAGCCCAGGCCGGTGGCCAGGACCCTGAGGGTCTTGAGGAGGCGCGTCACTGGAGCCTCCGGATGCGGGTGTGGTCCTCGGTCGGGGGCCGGAGGGGCCGGGCTGGGCGCCCAAGGATTTCGTCGCGCAGCCACCAAAGAGCGGCCAAGGAACCGACAGCGAGGACCAGCCAGACGAAGTAGTAGGCATCCTGGTAGGAGAGGCCGCTCATCGCTGCCTCCGGATGGCCTGGCGCGGACGGCCGTAGGCGGCTTCCCGGGCGGTGCGGCGGCGCTGGAGCCAGCAGAGGAGGAACCACTCGACCTGGGGCCAGAAGAAGGCCACCACGACCGCCAGCAGCACCAGGAGGGCGCCTAGGAAGGCGATGAAGGGCATGGCCGTGAGAATGTGGGCGAAGATCATGCGGACAGCTCCCAGGGCAGCGGCGTCTGGCCGGTGACCTTGGCGACGGCAGCCTCGAAGGCTTCGATGGCGGCCTGGTCGCCCGGCTCAAAGAGCTCGGCCACGTCCAACTCGACGGTGGCCATGCCCATGTCCCGGTATTGGGCCTGGAGCTTCTGGAGGATCCGGAGGCGGCGGGTGAGCCGCTCGGCAGCGGCGAGGAGGGCGCTCATTCGTCGCCGCCTTCCTGGCCCATCGGCTGGCCGCTCAGGGGGTTGGTGGGCGGCTTGGGCGCGGTCTTCTTGGCGGCCTTCTCGGCCTTCTTTGCGTCCTTCTTGGCCTGGGCCGCGGCGGCCTGCTCACGGGTGCGCTTGCATCGGAAGCAAAGGACCTTCCCATCAGGCCCAGGCGTGTCCACGCACTTGCAGTCCTCGCACTTGTGGGGCCAGTCGAAATCGCCGGAGGTGACGATCTGATCGACCACCCAGGACCAGACCAAGGAATCGAAACCTCCCAGATCATCCATGATCAAGTCGCGCACGACGATGTAATCCATGCCACGGGCTCGAACATGGAGACGCATGGCGAAGAGCAGCTCCTCCTCCAAGCTCTCGCGCTTGAAGTGGTTGAATTCGCTGTAGGCTTCCACTCCCATGGTGAGGACCGGGTGCTCCTCGATCCGCAGGCCAGGGATGGCGCCCGCGGCCAGCTCAGCACCAGGCGCAGGGGCTCCCGTGGCGTCGAAGAGGGCCGGGCCGGGATCGGGCAGCTCGGCCTCCAGCTCGATGAGGGTGACCCGGTGGGCGCCCACCAGCTTGAGGGCGCTCTTGAGGTGGTCCAGGGCGTCGCCCAGCAGGTCGGACGTGGGCTGGGCCACCTTGAGGTAGACCAGGCTGCGCTCGACCTTCGAGACGGCGCCGGCCAGGGTGGGGTGGAGGGCGATGAGGCCGCTCACTGAACGGTCCCCATGCGGTTGGTGACGCCGGCCGCCTCGGCCTGGCAGTCCACGCAGGTGCCGAGGTCCCGCTCCATTTCCAGGGACAGATGCTCGCCGCACGTGCAGAACTGCTGGACGGCCAGCGGCGCCGGGATGAAGGGCGTCAGGATGGACAGCCCGGGGGCGATGGTGCGAAGCTGATGCTGCATTGATTCCTCCTTTGGAGGGCAAGGGCCCCAGGTCGCTCTGGGGCTTTTTGTTGGGGGGACTTCAGGAAGCGAGGTCTCGGATCTGGAGGGGCGTGAGGGTGGCGGCCAGCCAGCGGTCCACCGCGGCACGCTGGGCCAGCACCCGGGGGTTGCCCAGGCGGTCGAAGTGCAGGCGGTCGACCAGCACGGGCAGGCGCCCGGTGGCGATCTCGCGGTCGAGCTTGGCCCGGCCCAGGGGGCGGTGCAGCCCGCGCAGGTAGGCCAGCACCTGGGGCACCGTCAGCAGGTCCAGGGTGGCGAGGTCCACCACCGGGGCCGGCTTCCGCCCGCTGCGTCCAGGCTGGCCGCTCATGAGGCCTTCGCCAGCAGCTGGCCCAGGTGGGCGAGGCCCCGGGGGGTGATGAGCAGCCGGTCCACCACGCGATCCGGGTGGCCCTCGCGGGTGATGGTGCTCACCTTGTTCACCATCCAGCCGCCGTCGATCCGATCCTGGTAGGCGATCCAGGCCCCGCCGTTGGGGCGCCGGTAGGTCCAGGTGTGCTCGCTCAGCCACTTGAAGAGCGCCGAGGGCTTCATCTTCAGGACCTTGGCCGCATCGGTGATGCAGAGGTTGCCGGTGGCGTTGCTGAGGCGGTCCAGGGCCTGCGCCTTGGGCTCCATGAGGGCGATGGTGGCCTGCTGGGTCTGAGCCTGGGCCTTGAGGGCGTCGCGCTCCTTGGCGATGCCCAGGGCCAGTTCCAGGGCTTGGATCCGCGACATGGAGAGCAGCGCCTCCACCGGATCGGTTGCCGCAGCGGTCTGCAGGGGCACCACGGGGGCGTAGCCGCCAGTCTTCCGGATCGCGGGCAGCACCTTGGTGGTCACCCACTTCTTGAAGGCCTTGGCCTCGGCGCGCCGGCTGAGGAGGACCAGGGAGTAGAGACCCGGCTCGGTGACCAGAAGCATTTCCTGCTTGCCGCCAGGGGTACTCACCTGGTGAGTACCCTTTTCGTCGGAATCGAGTTTCCGGCAGGCGTTGACCGCATCCCGGTAGCCGAGCACCCGGGCCAGGTCCGCCGCGAGGAACCGGGGCTGGCCCTCGACCAGGACCACCCGCACCAGGTGGTCGGTGAAGAAGAAGTTGCGGAGCTCCTGCATCAGATCCTCCCCGCCCGAAGGCGCAGCGCGTCGACGGTCTTCTGGGACTGATGGAGCCGGGCGGCCGCGGCGGGCAGCAGCTGCTCGGCCTCCTGCTGGTCGAGGATCCCGTCGGCCAGGTCCTTGCTCAGCTGCACGACGAAGAGGTCATCCGCGGCCACTGCTTCGGCGAGCAGGTGGAAGCCGCTCAGGCCTTCGGAGGGGGAAGCCGCCAGGTCCTCGCCCATCCAGCGGGCGAAGACGCGCAGGGGCTCCAGGTTGCCGGTGGCGTTGTAGATCCGGCGCAGGTCCACCACGTCCGGCAGCCAGTCGTATTCGTCCTGGTTGAGGATTCGGGAATACCAGCCCTCCGAGCGGTCGATGGCGATGGCCACGGCCTTCCTGGGCATGGCCGAGGGCCCCAGGTGCGGGATCAGGAGGGCTTCCTTGATCTCAACAACAAAGCGGCGGTCTTGAGGGGTCCAGCAGCGAGCCTTGCACATGGAGGTAGTCCAGATGAGAGGTTGGAGAGGAAGAAACCGATCAGGCCGGGTTCACGAGGCGTTGCGGAGGCGGCGCTCACGCAGGGGCTGGAGGGCATCCGGCCAGATCTCGGCGACCTGCAGGCCCAGGCTCTCGGCGATGGCCCGGCGCGACAGGCGGCCCGTGGTGGTCCCGTTGACGGCCTGCCAGATGGCCTGGGGCGTCATCCCATGGCTCTCGGCGATGGCCCGCTGCGAAAGCCCGGCCTTCTCGATGGCGTCTTTGATCTTCTCGGGCGACCAGGCCTGAGGTGTTTCCTGGGTGGCTGCTGTATTCTGTTTCATGTAGGACCTCGCTGGAATCAGGAGCACAAGAACTAGAACACAATTTGACACATAAAATGAACCAGTCAAGAGGGGAGTGAAATATTTTTTGACCCATGCTGACCCTTGTTGAGCGCCTCCAGGTGTCCCTGAAAGCCAAAGGGATGAGCCGTAGACGCTTGGCTCAGCTGGCCGAAGTGCACCCAAACACGCTCAATGGCTGGTTTTCTGGGAAGACAGAGAACCCCCAGACCGGCCAGATGAAGGCCGTGGCCCGGGTCCTGGGGGTGAATTACGAGTGGCTGGCCGCAGGGATGGGCGATCAGACCCCGGCAGGCGCCGCCGAGAACGTCATCCCCTACACCGCCCCACCCCCGGCCCTCGACCTGGCGCTCATGGAGTCGTCCATGCTCGCGGTGCTGCAACTGCTCCACCAGCGGCGGCTCAAGCTCTCGCCCGAGCGCACCGTGGCCGGAATCATGGCCGTCTACGAAGCCGCCAAGGGGCAGGGGCGCTCAGAGATTACCGAGGCCGATGTGACACCCCTTGTCCGATTGTTCGTGGGCTAATCTCCCCCCGCATGAGCGGTTGGGAGTTTGCAGTGAGCCAGAAGGATCAGATCCACCAGGCCTTCCAGAGCATCATCCAGGAGGCCTCCACCCCGACGCCCAGCGGCTTTCACCGGATGTTCGTGGTGGGCCAGCTCATCGTCAACGTGACCAGCGAGGATGGCGCCTCGACCCGGTGCCGGAACCCAGGCGGCGAGGGGTGCTGTGGGAATTGCAAAAAGTGAGTCTTCTTTATTCTCTGAATGGGTAGAATCCGACCATATTAAAAATGAGGCCCTGATGAGTGAAAACCCTTATGCCTGCCCAAATTGCAAAGCCGATTCGACCCAGAGCATTAAAATGCTCTTCCAGACAGGTATTCAGCACGGAACCGCCCAGACTTCACTGGCCGGCGTGGGGCTAGCTGGAGGTGGTCTGGGAGTAGGCGTAGGGAGCGCCTCGACCTCAAGCAGCACCAGCATGGCCTTGATCAGCAAATATGCGTTGCCACCACGGCCGACCGTGCGCGTCAGCAGGATCATTGTGGGGTGGATCTGCACCGTGATTGGAGGGCTTCTTGGCTCGATTTATCTGGCCATCCCGAAAACAGAAAGCGGCGACACGGGCACCGGGTGTTTGCTTTTCTTGGCCGTGGTGCTGCTCTTTCCTGGCCTGGGCCTGATTTTCACTTATCCCAGCCACAAGCGAGGAAGGATCAAGCAGCAGACCTGGTGGGACGGTCGGACGGCCTACCTGAGCAGAACCTGGGTCTGCTTCCGCTGCGGCCATGAATGGTCCCCGGAGGCTTGACGCCATGCCCTCCACCAAGGTCCGCCGCGGGCTCTACTGGTCGGAATTCACGAAGACCTGGCACTACGAGTTCCGCTTCGAGCGGAAGAAGAAGAACGGGGACACCGGCCACGCCAGCGAGAAGGCCGCACGGGTGTGGCTGGCGGCCTTTCGGGGCTCGCTGAAGAACCAGCAGGTGGGCCTGCCCACCGGGGCCCCGGCCCTTACGCTGCGCAAGGCCCTGGCCGCGTGGCGGAAGGCCTACCTGGGCGTGAGCAGCGACCACCACGTGGTCAACGTCACCCGGGCGGTGGAGCTGCACGCCACGGCCCTGCTGGACACCCCCATCGACCAGATCCGCCTGCGCGACCTCGAGCAGCTGCGCTCGGCCTACCTCCACTCCACCGGCCTGGGCCATAACGGCTCGAAGCTGCGGCACAGCGAGGGCGGCGCCAACAAGATGCTCTTCCACCTGCGCACCGTGCTGCTCTACTGCGCCAAGCATGGCCTCGGCCCCCGCGAGGTGCCCCGCCTGGAGCCGCTGGAGGCCCAGGAGGGCGCCCAGGGCATCGTCTGGCCTGAGCACGTGCAGGCCTTCGTCGCCGAGGCCTGGAAGGGCGGCAAGGACCACAAGGCGAAGGAGCGCCTGGTGCCCCATAGTGCCACGGCGCTCTGCCTCATGCTGGCCCTCGGGCTGCGCGAGGCCGAGGCCCTGGGCGCCCGCTGGGAGTGGCTCGACGAGCGCCGCCAGGTCTACGTGGTGGGGAAGGCCAAGAACCGCAAGCTGCGCGAGGTCCCCCTGCCCCACTGGCTGGCCCGCCAACTCGCCAACCTGCGCACCGCCGAGGGCGGCCCGGCCCGGGGCCTGATCCTCCCGGCCGGCGTCGATCGCAAGGGCCGCCAGCTGCCCCACGTGAGCGGCTTCACTACCAAGCCCGTGGCCCGCTGCGCCGCCGTGCTGAAGATCTCCGGGCTCACGCCCCACCGGCTGCGGGCAACCTTCGCCACCGCCCACTTCGAGGCGGGCACACCGCTCACCCAGATCCAGCAGATGATGGGCCACGCCGATCCGGAGACCACCATGGGCTACATCGTGCAGCGCCCCAAGGACCAGGCCGAGGCCCAGGAGCGGGTGGCCAGGGCCATGGGCTTCGAGAGTGGTCCCCCTGCAGTCCCCGAGCGAAAATCCCGAATAAATCTAACCCCAGCGAAGAGAAGGAAAGCATCATAGCGAGGTTCAGCTTCCCAAGCTGAATGTCGCCAGTTCAATCCTGGTCGCCCGCTCCACCCGCAAAGCCCCGCAGCCACTAGGTTTCGGGGCTTTCTTCTTGTTCCATTTTCAAGCATTTTTCATTGCTCGGGCGTGGTCGTAAGTATTGAAAAATGCCCATCAAGATCCAGAGCAGTCCCCGTGCAGTCCCCCTGGCTTTTCCTCGCGGGCTGCACGCCTCGCAAAAATCAGGGTCCTCTTTGCACGGCGCGGCGGGCCTGTCCTCTTTGATGTTCACCACCAACTGCCCCACTACGAAGAGCTTGTGGAAGCCGCTGGGCGTCGGTTTCGAGGCCTCGGCGATGATGTTCTGGAAGGCCTTCTGGATCTGCTCGTGTTTGGAACTTAGCATAACTCCCCTCAGGCCGGGATGGCCTTGGCGTCGGGACCTAGAAACGGCGCATAGCTGCCGCCCGGTTGATTTCCCCTCGCGGGGTCTTGTATTCGCCGGATTCCCGACCAAGGGAATCCCAGGGAGCAGCCCCGGGGACCGGCTATGCGGAGGGTTTCTAGGCCCAGGAGGTCATATTAGACGACAGGGCGGTGGATTTGCCAGATGGCTAGAATTTTATTGGAGCGGAGGGGCAGCCTCATCGGGTGAAAACAGAGGGCCTACCCTTCGATCCGGATGTCGAAGATGTCGATGAAGCCCTGGCCGAAGTTCATTACCAACTTCACGTTGGTGGAGGTGGCCCGCACCTGGACTAGCGTCATGTCCTGGGCCGTGAGGGCGATGGCATCCAGGGTGGGCGCGATGAGCGTCCCACGGTCCACGGCGTTGGTCACCAGGTAGACCGTGGTCCAGGTTGAGCCACCATTGAGGGAATACTCCATCTGCTCAGAGCCCAGGTGGGCGCCGTCCGAATCGAATTCGGTGGCGTAGGAGGAGATCTTCAGGAAGCCCGTCACGGTTCCGGAAGGGAACCCCGAGAAGGTCCAGACGCCGGTCCCATTGGGCGCAGAGCACGCCAGATCGCCATGGGTGCCCAGGTTGGCATCGATGGCATTGGCCGGATTGGTGAGGGTCGCTACCGTCGAAGCGTAGGTCGACGGGCGGAAGGTGCCACTGGTCGTGGCCCCACGGTTGAAAAGGCAGATGATGCTCACAGCAGGGTGGCCAGGAGCGTGGCGCCGATCTGGGCCAGAGTGGCGTCCTGGGAGGCCGGGGCGATGATGGTGAGCAGGTCGCCCGCGGCCCAGCTGGTGGCGCTGGCCATGGTGAAGGTGGCCGTGGTGCCCGCCGCGGCGAAGGTGAAGCTGCCCACGGTGCTGCCATTCTTCTGGATGTTGAAGGTTGCAGAGGCAGTCGCGGCCACCGCGGCCTTGACCATGGAGCCGGTTAGGCCCACCGGCAGCTGGAAGGCGCGGGAGGCGTAGAAGCGCAGCAGCACCTGGGAGGCCGTGGGCTTGGACTCCGAGTTGGTGCAGATGTCGTAGCCGATGGCCTGCTGGGGCAGGTTGGCCACGGGCACCTTCGAGCCGGAGTCCAAGGGTGCCACGCCCGAGGCCGCGCCGATCTGGCTGGGAGTGACGGCCGCATCCGCCGTGGCCTTCAGGGCGTTGAGGTTGGCCTCGAATTCAGCCAGGGTGAGGGCCCGGCCGAGGACGCTGGGCAGGCTGAGCGTGGTGGACATGGCGAGCTCCTACAGGAAGGCGGTCGGGGTGAGCGCGAGGGGGTCCACATAGCCGGTGGGCGGCAGGTCGGCCAGCAGCGCCTCGCGGGTGATGTGGGCCTCGAGGCCAGAATGGGTCACGCCCTTGAAGTCGCGCAGCTTGAGGGGCGTCGAGTAGACCCGGCCATCGGAGAAGCCCCAGCCGTTGGTGCCGGCCACGAAGAAGGGCTCGACGGCCACCGGGTAGGCGTCGGCGTAGCGCAGCAGGTCCGACAGGGCCGCGGCCGTGGGCACCTGGCCCTGGGGCACCCAGGAGATCGCCGAGCCCGACCAGGTTAACACCGCGCCCACGGGGGGCAGCTGGCCGAGGGAGACCAGGCCAGTGCCGGAGACGCTCCAGTCGGTGACGGTGATGGTGGTTGTGGTGGTTGGGATGTAGGACCCCACTGCACCGATCATCAGCCCCCAGATGGCGAGGCCGCTCGTGCCGTCGCCCAGGTAGGTATTTGCGCCGGCGTTCAGCATGTCGAAGTAGAGGTTCTGGCTGGATGCAGAAGTCGCGGCGGAGGGGATGCCCAGGAGGTCGATCCTGTAATAGCCATTGCTGAGCGGCGTGATGGTCCCGCTGGTGAAGCTGGCGTCCCCATAGCTGGCGTTTGCCACGGCCAGGGTGTCCAAGTTCAGGGTGACGCGCATCCCATTCGCGCCGGAAATAGATGTAAAGCGCAGATTCCGGGTGCCGCTGTTGCGCTTGACGAAGAACACATAAGGAACCGACTGCCCCGCCGTGTAGGGCGCTGAAGAGGTGCTCCACTCGATGCCGTGGCTGTTCGTGGTGGAGTCTTCTTGCACTACTTTGGCGGTGGTCGTCCCATCGGGAGCGGTGATCGTGCTGGGAATGGTGGCGTTATAGAGATACCAGGGATTTGTCTGAGTGAGCAGTTGGGAATAGGTGGCCAGATTCGTCCGCGCCGTGCTGTAGAGCAGCTGCGTCCCCTGCCAGTCCGTCCGGTAGATGGCGCCCACGGTGATGGTCGAAGTGGCGGGCAGGCCCCCGATGGTGAGCTGGAAGGCCTGGACGGTGCCGACGCCCACGCCGAAGGGCTCATTGACCACGCTGCGCAGGCCCCAGGTCTCCTTGGCGCTCAGGGTGTCCCGCTCAAAGACCAGGTCGAGGCTCTGGCGCCAGCCCCGGAAGACCAGCTGCCGGAAGCGGTTGGGCAGCGCGCCCACCTTCACGGCGCCCTCGGGAGTGAAGCGCATGGTCTTGCCGCTCTTGGCGGTGCTCTGAAGGGTGTAGCGCAGCGCGGGCACGCCCGCCGTGGTGTAGAGGGTGAGCCGGGTGGGCTTGTTCGGATAGAGCATCACGCCACCCAGTCAGGAACGGCGACCACCTTGGTGCCGATGAGCTTCAGGTTGAGGTCCTGGTGCACCACGCCGCGCAGGTCCACCAGCTTCAGATCGGCGCCGAGGTCCGGCTGCGCGTCGAAGTTGAAGGCGTGGTCCAGGTGTGGGTAGACCGTGCAGGGCCAGAGCATCGCCCGGCGCAGGACCCGACGCACGGCTTCGGCGGTGTCGATGGTGGTGAGGGTGCCCCAGGCGCTGCCCATCCAGGGCTCGACGCTGGAGGTGACGGCCTTGGCCCACTTGATGTCCAGGGAGGGGCGCACGCCCAGGGAGCGCCAGGCCTTCTTGTAGCCGGCCGTGGGCGCGGCCACCGAGCCCGCGGTGAGGGTGCGTGCCACGCCCTCGGGCGTGAAGACCAGCTCCAGGCCCTCGGTCGTCTCCTTCTGCAGGGTGATGCGCTCGACCAGGGCCCCGGCCGTGTTGCGCAGCTGGATCTGGGTCTGGCCCACGCCGTAGGCCAGGAAGAACTTGTAGCCGCTCATGGGATCACCTGCTGGAAGGGCAGCCGGAGCAGCTCCACGTCGACGGCCCGGTCTTCGAGGCGCCAGGCCAGCTTGGTGATCTTCCAGACCCAGTTGCTGGCGGCAGGCACGGTCTCATCGACCACCAGGTCGCCCACGTTCCAGGTGGCCCAGAAGGGTGCGGCCAGGGCCGAGTTGGTGGCCCCGGTGGTGATGTCGCGCCAGGTCTCGGTGCGGGTGAGTAGCGGGTTGCCGAAGTAGTCGACTGCCGCCACGGCCGCGGCGTTGGCCGAGGTGGGATCGGCCAGCACGCCCGAGAGGTCGATCTCCAGGGGCTGGCCGCCCGAGTAGATTCCCGCGGCGGTGGCCTTGGCGGTGGTGTTCGAGCCGCTGGCGGCCGGCACGGTGTAGCCGATCCGCACCTCGCTGCTGAGCGCCTGGAAGACCGGGCGGTTCTTCCGGTTCTCCAGCTCATCGGGCATGACGCTCTGGCGGTTGCCGCTCAGGTTGGTGCGGGTGCGCAGGGTGCCGGTGCCCCGGGAGACCAGGGCGATGCCGCCCGAGTTGAGGGGCACGTAGGAAGCCAGGCAGGCCGCGCAGGCGTCCTGGAGGAAGGTCAGCACGTCATAGTTGGCGAGGTTCACCCGGCCCAGGGTGTTGGTGACCAGGCTGTCGATCATGAAGCGCCGGCTGCCGAAGACGCCCAGCATCCGGTTGCCGTAGCCGCTGCGAACCATCTTGCAGGACTGGGGCCCGTCGGTCACCGGATCGGCCACCAAGTCGCCGATCTGCTTGGCCAGGGTGTTGTCGTCCGGGGTGGCGAGGCTCGGCACCAGGTCGCCGTTGAGCACCTGCAGGCTGGGCGACAGCCAGAGGAAGCGCAGGCGCCGGGCCGGGGCGAAGTTGGAATCGGCGTAGGTCTCCAGGCCCAGGGCATACCAGCCCGAGACCACCTTGCTGCCGGCCGTGCCCGTGAGGGCCAGGGGCACGATGCTGGACGGGATGACCTCGACGCCCTCGATGAGGTTGGCCACCGGGGTGCTGCGCCCGTCGATCCGGGTGAGGATCGTCATCGGGTAGGTGACCGAGCCGATCACGCTCTGGTAGGTCTGCACCACCAGGCCGCCCCCCTGGGAGGTCACGCCCTGGGAGTTGGGCAGCTGGTAGGTCTGCTGCACGGTGAGGGCCCCGGAGGCTCCGGCACTGAAGACCACGGCCTTGGTGGTGGTCCAGGGCACCGTCGTGCCGGTGACGTAGATCCCCAGGAGGCCCTCGGCCACGTCGACGCCGGCGCCCTGGTAGAGCCCCATGCCGATGGACAGCCAGGCCCCGCCCGTGGGCAGGGTGCCGGTGATGGTGGGCGTGGTGGAACCCGCCCAGGTGCCACCCACCTGGTGCGCCTCGAAGGTCCAGGTGGTGGTGACCAGCGAGTAGCGGCCCGGGGCCGTGGTGGTCGCCAGGTAGGCCCACAGCTTCGAGGGCAGCTCGGCGCTGGTGGAGAGGTCCAGGTCGGTCCAGAGCAGCTGGGAGCCATCCCAGCGGGCATTGATGAGCTGCTTCTGGCTGGTGAGCGTCTTCCAGCTGCGCCAGGGCGCCCGGCAGCCGTTGGGGGGCGTGAGCGAGCTGCTGATGCCCCCGCTCACATCGTCGCCGATGAAGACCGTGGCGTAGGTGCTCGCATTGTTCGAGCCGGGCCACTGGGTGACGGGCGTCACCTGGGCCAGGGGCAGGCTCGCCACCACAGGGTTGCCCAGGCCCTTCCAGGTCCAGCCGTCCAGGTCGTTGCCTTCCCAGACGCCGGGGTTGGTGATGGCCCCCGCGGCATTCTGGCCCCCGCGCCGGCAGAGGCGGAAGGTGCCGTTGCTGCCGGCCGATGCCGGGGCCAGGGCGTGCAGGTCGAAGGCCCCGAAGAGCCGCGGGCCGTTGGCCAGGGACAGATCCACCGGGCTCCAAGAGAAGACTGGCCGCTGGGTGGTGGGTGGCTTCAGGTTTGAGACGTCGATGGGGAATGGGGCCACGGCCAGCTTCGCCATGGTGGCCAGGTCGGCCAGGATCGGGTCGGTGGAGTTGCGGCGGATCCGGATGGTCTGGCCCGAGGTGCTGGCCGGGATCGCCACGTTGATCGGCTCGACGGTGTAGGCCGTGGCCGTCTCCCCGTCGATGTCGGCCACGGTATAGGTGTTCGTGGTGCGCCTCCCGGCGTTGTTCGTGTCGGGCTGGGTCACGGTGAGCAGGTCCCCCGCGGCCAGGCCATCGACGCCGTCCAGCTTCATGAACCGCTGCCCGTCCGTTCCGGCCCCGGGCGCCGAGATGGCCGTCACCAGCTGGTAGTGGGTCTTCTGGCTCTCAGAGGCGTAGAAGGTGACCGGTGTGCCCGTGGTGGGCGGGTTGCTGCCCAGGGCCAGCACGGCCGAGAGATCCACCACCGGGTAGATCTTGAGGCCGTAGACCGTCCAGCCGGTGCTGCTGGAGCCCGAGGAGACGCCGAAGGAGGCCAGGGCCACCACTGGCTGCACGGGGTCGAGCACGTAGACCGTCGAGCCGATCTGGATGCGGTTCGATGGGGGCACCGGGGGCGGATACTGGATGTTGTTCAGGATCGCCCGGCCCGAATCCAGGTAATCGTAGCCCCGCTCGGAGGACATCTGGGCAGTCCAGGAGAGGATGCCGGAGACCCACCTGGCCGTCTCCAGGGCCGCGTCATTCGACGGCCGCACGTAGCCGGGAGCGATGAGGCTCAGCCGGTGCTCGGCCGTGTCGGCACCGAAGACCACATTGCTGGCCGAGGGCACCTTCGGCAGCGGCCGCAGGATGCCCGGGATGCTGTTCAACTGGCGCACGCCCAGCAGGGCAGAGGCGTGGAAGACCGTGCACTTGGTGCTCTGCTCCTCCTCGCTCCACTCCAGGCTGGATTCGTCCACGAAGCCGAGGAAGCGGTCAACGGCCACGCCCGAGACCACCTCCTGGATCTTGACCCAGGGGCCGAAGTAGCGGGTGGTGGTGGCCAGGGTGGCCGAGAAGGGCCCCAGCAGGGTGGCGATGGCGCCGGTGGGGTCGTCCAGGTCCAGGTTGATCTGGCCCATGGAGGCGCTCATGAGGGTGCGCTCCATGGTGGTTTGGAGCGAGGGCAGCGTCTGCAGGTAGGGCGTCAGGTCCACCGTCCTGGGCGTGGGATCCAGCGAGCTCGACTGGTAGAGCGACAGCCAGGAGGACAGGGGCGTGCCCAGCCGCTCGATGGCCGTGACGGTGAAGACGCTCACGAGCGGCTCCCGTAGCCCATGGCGGGCTTCAGGACGATGCCGCGGGACTGGGCGCTCTCGGCGATGGCGTTGAGCACGTGGTCACCCAGCAGGCGCAGGCCCCGCGAGGTGGTGTCGAGGATGGGGCCGGTGATCTGGATGGGTGGCAGCGCCTGTCCGCCCACGGGGGCACTGGAGGCGAAGCCCTGGGCCTGGCGGCCGTAGCCGGTGATGAGCGCCTGGCGGGCCATGATGTTGGCCTCCAGGTTGCCGGCCCAGTTCAGGAAGGTGCTCTCGGGTGCGACCAGCTCGGGGCCAGCCTCGCCCATGAGGGCCAGGGTGGGCTTGTCGATCCGGCCGCCCTCGGCCAGGTAGACGCCGGCCGAGAAGGCGGAGCTGTCCCCCACGGCTGCCGAGGAGATGCCCACGGCCGCCACCGAGGCCTCCATGGCCGCGATCTGGGCCATGGCCAGGCCCCAGCCGATGTAGGGGATCCAGCCGTAGGCTTCCCAGGCTCCGGCCGCGCCTGCGGTGAGGCTGGCGGCCGTCTGGGCTGCGGCCGCGGACTGGGTGGTGGTGACGCTGGCCATGCCGAAGGCCTTCTGGGCGATGGCCGCCACCAGCCACTGGGCCGCCATCTGGGCCACGGCCTGGGTGATGGTCTGGACGATGCCGCCCCAGATGGCCTTCATGCCCTGGCGCAGGTTCATCTGCCCGCTGAGCATCCCCTGGATCCCGGTGGCGAAGGCGTTGGTGACGCCGCTCAGGACCTGGGTGGCCGCCTGCTTGAAGATCTCGAAGTTGTTCTGGGCCGCCTTCAGGGAGTCGGCGACGCCCTTGGCCCACCCAGCCCAGCCATTCTTCTGCTGGTCTAGGTCAGCCTGGGAGAACTCCAGGCTCTGCATCTTCGCCTGATGTTGCTGCTCGACAGTTTCTATCTGGCCGCGAATCTTCACGATCTCGGTCAGCTTGAGGCCCTCGACCAGGAGGGATTTCTCCAGAGAATCCTTCTCAGCCTGGAACTTTCGATTCTCAATAGAAATCTTCCAGTCCAGCGACTGCTGGTCACTGATCTGACCATTCCTATGCATCTCCTCCACCATGGCCAGTTCACGGTCTAGGGCAGCCTTGGCAGCAGTCAGGTCCTGGGCGAGATAGAGCTCGTTGACGGCCTTGGTCTCGGCGTGGTTATGCTCCAACTCAGCGGTAGCAGCCTTGGCATAGTCCTGCTGGACCTTGAGCTTGGTGGCCACTCCCAGGCCACCTGCGGCCAATACTTCAGCCCAATAATCCGCTTCCTGGGCCTTGCTGAACTTGTGGAATTCGCCCATGAGCGCGCTTTCCTGCTCATAGGCCAGCTTCTTCATTTCCAGGGCGGCCTTGAGCCGCTCGTGCTCCTTTTCGTCATCTTGCTTCGCAGGAGCGGCGCCCCCTTTCTGCCCAGGCTGCTGGGGCCCCATATTCCCGTTGCCGGACCCATCGAACTTGGACCGCTGGGCCTCCATCCACAGTTCGTTGAACTCGAGCTTGGCGCGCAGGCTCTCGGCCGTGACCTCGGTATCGAACTGGAACTGCTGCCATGCGTTTTTCAGGCCCTTGAGGTCCCGGTTGGCGATGGCCGTCATGGCCGCTCCGGCCAGCTGGGCGCCCGAGGCGATGGTGCGCATCGTGGCATTCCACCTGTCCTCGAGGTTGAGGAAGGTCTCTGCCAGGTCGACGGTGAAGAGGTTCAGGCCCTTGATGAAACCAGCCATCATCTGGATGGCGGCCGGGCCCTCACTGGAGAGCATCTCATTCCACTGGGTCATCACGGGCATGAGCTCATTGCCCAGGCGGATCTTCAGGGCGCTGACGGTGTCCTCGAGGTTCACCATCGACTTCCGGTAGGCTTCGGTGGCGTCCACCGAATTCTGGCCCACAATGAGATTCAGGCGCTCGGCCTTCTCCTGGGCCTCGGCGATGACGTCGGGCGTCATCTTCAGGTAGAGCAGCATCTCCTTCCAGCTCTTGCCGAAGATCTGGGAGGCCGCGACGCCCCGATCCGTTCCCTTCTCGATGCCGTTCAGCTTCTCGCTGACATCGGCCATGATGCTGGGGGCCTCGCGCAGCCTGCCGTTGTTGTCCCGGGTAGCCACGCCCAGGCGGGTGAAGGCCTCCTCGTTGGTGCCGAGGGTCTTGATCATCTTCCCAGCCGCGGCCAGGTAGTCGTCCGTGTTGCCGTGGATATCGCGGATCGCCACATTGAGCACGCTGGCCTGCTCGGTGGTGATGCCCAGCACGCGGGCCAGCTTCTGGGCCTCGACGGTCCAGTCCTTGGTGGCGTCCACAGTGCCCTTCAGGAACTCGACGCCCCCAACCAGGCCGGCGATGGCGGCCAGGGGCGCGGCCAGGTTCGTGAAAAGGGAATTCAGGCCGGCAGCCGTGGCCTCCATCTCAGTGGCCATGGACTTCATCGCCAGCGAGGATTCACCCAGGGCCTTGAGCAGCCCCGTCGCATCGCCGGTGATCAGGACCTGGAGATCCTTGTCGGACATGGGGAATCCTCAGAAGTCGGGCGGTTCGGGTGGTTCGGGCGGCTCGCCCCCGTTGACGTAGGCCGGCATCATGGAGGCCCAGATCTGGAGGCTTTGCGCGTGGGCGCTGTGGGCCTTCTCCGCCAGGTGGTGCTCGGCCCAGGCGAGGGCTTCATCGGCGGGCAGGGCCGCCGCGGCTTCCCAGCCCCCCGCGAGGGGCGCGAGGAGCCGCCTCAGCGGGTAGCGGCTGGGGCGCCCTTTCGGGGCTTCACCGAAGCCTTCTCGTGGTCGGAAGAGACGGGGGCGATCCCGAATGAGCTCCCCCACTCCGTGAAAAAACCCACGGCATCCTTGAAGCTCTCGGCGAAGGGCCGCAGGGCGGCTTCCTCCTCGAGGAAAGCCATGACGCCGGGATCGCCCTCGGCGAGGCGCAGCTGCTCCTCGGTGGCGCGGACGATGGCGGAGAGGCGGCGGATGGTCTTGGTCTGCCCGGCCTTGGAAAGGACGGCGATGAAGGTGGCGATGGCCGAGAAATCCTTCCTGGCGAGACCGGCCTGGGCGCCGATGAGGGCGCCCAGGTCGAAGTCTTGCAGGAGCGGAGTGCCATGCTCCATGCGGCGAGTGGTGAGCGACATGGCTTAGAGGCCAGCCGCGACGGCGAAGTCCCACTGGCCGGTGCAGAGCTCGCCGTTGTCGGGCGAGACGAGGCAGGGCTCAGCCTGGGCCGCGAAGGCGATCTTGACGATCGTCTCCTTGGACTTGGACAGGGTGATGTCCGTATCGACGCTGATGGTCGCCCGGGGGATGACCAGGTGGTCGAATTCCCCAGGATACTTGACCGACGGCATCCGGTAGATGAGCACGTATTTGTTTAGGATGCGCTCGGAGCCGATGCCCAGGCGCGAGCGCCCGGCCTTGCCCGTGGAGGCGGCCACGTCGAGCCGCTGGCCCGCGGTGGAGCTGAGGATGTCCTGGATGTGGTCGACGTTCAGGTCATAGATGCTGAACTCGCCGCCGATCATCAGATCGTAGGCGGCCAGGTTGAACTTGGGCCCGTCGTTGGGGTCCACGTCCACCACATCCTGCTTGAACTTGGGCTTGAAGCCGTCGCCCGTGAGGCTGCCCCACCAGGAGAGGCCCGGCAGCAGGGTCTTGCACTGCGTGGGGTCCTGGTAGATGCGCTGCAGGAAGCCGGCCATGTAGTCGCTGAAGATCGGCGTGGCAGGCGGCGCGGTCCAGATGAGCGGGCCGATGCCGTTGCCCAGGACGGGCGTCAGGGTGGCGCCGGATCCGGTTGCCACAGTGCAGGTGGGGGCGGTGGTGTAGCCCGCGCCCGGGTCCGTGATCTGGATGCTGGTGATGGCGCCGGCCGTGACGTTGGCGAAGCCCTTGGCAGTGCGCGTGGGAGTGCCGCCGCCCGAGAAGGTGGCGATTCCGCCCTGGACGTAGCCGGTGCCACCGGAGGCGGTGACCTTGCCGACCTCACCCGCGGTGGCGGGATAAGGGACGATGAAGAGCTTGCCGACGCCGGGGCGAATCCAACTCGCGTCGAATCCGGCCAGGCCTTGAAGGTTGGTGCCCATGGTTAAGGCTCCTTAGGCGACGCGGCGGAATCGTCCGCCACAGGGTTGGGTTTGGGCTGGGGAGCGGCCGGCTCTTCGAGCTGCTGCTCCGGTGCGGCATCGACATCCGGGGTCTCGGGGGTGGCTTCGGCCGGGGCCGAGTCCTCCGCCAGGACCACGCCGTAGAGGCTGGTGAGGTAGTCGACCTGGTCGGCCACCACTTCGGTGGGAACGTTGGCGACCAGCGTCAGCGGGCCGGTGAGGGAGGGGTGCTGCGTGCCGTCCATTTCCCAGGTCGTGAGGGTGGAGATCACTTTGGCCATGGCTATTCAGGCCTCCAGAGGTAGTAGCAGTCGAAATCGAGGGCGGTGAGGGCCTGCACGGGATCGCCCTCATCCCCGCTCCAGATCTGGCCCACCCAGACCACCCGGCTGCAGAGCGCGGTGCCCCCAGCTGGGGTGAAGCTGTCATCCAGGAGGAAGGCCTTCCGGATGGCCACGGCCAGGGTGTCGGTGGCGTCTTCTTCGGGCCGACCGTCGGCGATGGCTTCCACCCGCAGGGTGTAGATCCGGGGGTGGGGCAGCTGCTGGTCGTCGTCGTGGTTCTCGGGGCGATCCCCGTGGCTGAAGATGCAGACGCAGCCGGGAAGGATCTCCGAGTCGTCGATGGACCGGCGAGGCGCCCGCTTGATGAGGGTGCCCCCAGGGCACTGGGCCGTGAGGGCCACCACGGCCTGGTCGCGGATCGCCTTCTGGATTGTGCTCATGGCGCACCGATGAAGAGGCGCGTGACCACGCCGTTGCTGGCCAGCTGGGCCTTGATGACCCGGTAGGACTTGGCCTGCCAGTTGACGAGCATCCCGGCGATCACCGTGGGCACGTCACTGGTGGCGAAGCGGAGCACCTTGGTCTTGCCTGGGACGATGGAATCCCCGTCCATGGAATCATCGGGCGTGGCGATGCTCGGCCAGCCGTAGACAACCGCCCCACCCGCATCCGTGAGGGTGACGGGGTCACCGATCTCGGTGAGGGCGGCGCGGATGTCTCCGGTCGGGTCGAAGGCCATGGCGGGCTACTTGCCCTTCGGGACGACGGGCTCGGTGGGCTCGGCGCGGCCGGCGTCGACCAGGGCCTTGGCCGTGGCGTCGTCCAGGTCCTGGATGGTGTCGACGGGCAGCTCCTTGTCGGGCCTGTCGTCGGACTGCGGAAGGTAGGTGCCGAAGATCATGCGGACTTTCATGGGTGCTCCATGAGGAAGGGTTGAAAAGAGCGGAAGAGCAGGAGAAAGCCCGGGGCAGCCAGCAGCCGCCCCGGGAGGAGATCAGCCAGGGACTACAGGGCGTCCTTGATGGCGGCGAAGCTAGCGGAGTGCTTGACCTGCACGTCGCAGAAGTAGGAGGCCGTGAGCTCGATCATGGCCTGCTTCTTGAGGCGGAAGGGATCGGTGAGGATCTCGAGCGCGCCCCACTCGCCGATGAGCAGCTCGGCGAAGTTGCCGAAGATGACCGCGTGGCAGATGCCGTTGCTGGTGCCCTTGGTGAGGTTGCTGGGGACCTGCGCGGAGGCGCCGGCCACGTAGCCGTTGACCCAGCCCAGGTCGGAGCCGTGGGGGCCTTCCGTCCAGATCGGGAGGGCGCCGGCAGTGCTGAAAGCCGGGGTCTTCTTCATCACGCCGCGCTGGCCGACGGTCGTGAGGTAGCCCAGGGTGCCGATGTCGGCATTCTGCAGGGCCACCTGGGTCTCGAGGTCCACCAGCGGGGTGATGCTGGGGATGGCGAGGCCGTTGGTGCCGAGGGCAACCGAGCCGATGCCGGAGACGTTCAAGATGCCCTTGGGCTGGCCGGAGGCGCCGGAGCCGTTGATGGCGGCCAGGTCGACGGCCAGGGCCACGATGGCGGCCAGGTCGTTGCGGACCATCTGCTCGACGGGGACCGCGCTCTGCAGGAGCAGCTGCTTGGAGTAGCTGGTGGTGCTGAGCAGGGTCTTGGCGGCCAAGGTGACCTGGTCGAGCAGGAGGTTGGAATCCGCGGTATCCGAGCCGGGGTTTTCCGTCGCCAGCCAGGCCGCGGTGCCGGCGCCAGTCTGACGGGGGAAGGCCACGTTGCCCTGGAGGCCCGGGTAGAGCTGCGCGCCCAGCTTGAGCACCAGCATCTTGTTGCGCAGCAGCTGGATGAAGTCGCCGGGGACGATGTATTTCAGCTCGGCGCCCTTGGTGGCGGTGGAGCTGTCGAGGCCGGCGCGCTGTCCGGCATCGGGCAGGTTGGTCGGCATGAAGAAGCCGGCCGTGTCGCGGCCCATCTTGCGGCCGAGCTCCTGGCTGATGTCCATCTCGGGGCACTTCTGGCCGCTGGTGCTGGCGTTGATGGCCCGGACCAGGGAGTAGGACTGCATCTCCTTGGCACTGGGGTCGATCACGGGAGCCGGGGAGGGCTGCCCGTCGCGCTTGCTGACCAGGTCGAGGATGGTGGCCCGGATTTCGGCCAGGGGCTTCTCGCTGGCGAAGAGCTCAGCGGCTTCCTTGCCGAGGCCGCGCTGGTTGGCGAGGGCGCTGAGCTGGAAGGATTCGATGCGCTCGAGATGCGCACCAGTGGGGGCCGCCTGAGAGGCGACCACGGTAGTGTTGGGTTCCATGGGAACCTCCTTCGTGGAGCCGGCCAGGTCGGCCGGTTTGGTGGAGTTGGACCTGGTGGCACCAGGCGTGGTGGAGCGTTGTTCGGCGCACCGCTCGCACTTGAGCTCGGCGCTGCAAACGCCCTCACAAGTGGGATTGGAGCAGTCAGGGTCGACGCAACTTTCGTTGGTGCAGTCTTCCCCGGCATCCCTGGCCGTCAGGGACCGGCCCACGCCCACGCTGATGTCGGCGGGAATGGAGGCGGTGGTGATCTCGTAGGGCATCCAGCGGGTGACGGTGACCACGTCGAGCGCGTTGCCGGCGCCCTTGACGGTGGTCTCTTCCAGCCGCATGTAGCCCACGCTGATGTCGGGGCGGATGCCGTCGATCATGTCCTGGCGGATCTGCTGGGCCTCGGGGCTGGAACTGAAGCGCAGGGTGGCCCTGCCCTTCCGGTCCTCGATGCGGATGTTCTCCGCCCGGCCCACCAGGTCCTCGCAGTCGTGGTTGATCAGGAAGGGCAGGCCCTGGGCCGCCCGGGTCATGTCCATGGCGCCGGGCTCATGGCTCAGGACCTCGATCCCAAACCACCGCTCGACCCGGTCGGTCTCGGAGCTGAAGCTGACGTCGATGGTGCCGTCCTGGTTGACGGCCTCGCGGGTGAACGTGAAAGCGCGGATGTCCTTGCCGAGGATCTTATCCATTGGCGGCTCCCTTCTTGGCCGGGGTCTGTTCGGTGGCTGGTGCGGGTGGCTTGGTGATGGCCTTGACGTTGGGTTCGTCCAGCACCAGGCCGAGCGTGGCGGCGTATTCCTGCTCGGCAGCCTTCTGCTGGAAGGTCTCGCGCCAGTCGAGGCCGCGGGCCCCCAGCTCCTTCTGGTAGGTGGAGAGGCCGCCCCGGATCGCCGTGAGGGCCGCGTCCACATCCTTCTGGGGATCGACCCACTCCCAGGTACGGGCCCACCAGGTGGGCTTGCAGACCTTGGCCATGTCGACCACCGGCAGGCTCACGGCCCCGCTCATGAGGGCCATCTCCAGCCAGTCGCGGAAGATCACGTCGTGCAGGCTGTTGATCAGCCAGGTCTGGCGCTTCTTCCACATGTCCCGCTCATCCAGTAGGGCCACGCGGGCGCTGGAGTAGTTGGCGTCGCTCACGTCGCCGGCCAGGGAGTGGTAGGAGACGCCCAGGCCCGCGGCGATGCCCTTCAGCAGGGCCTTGGTGAACTCGCCCAGCTGGCTGTTGGGGTGCTGCAGGTTGGGGAAGACGATGTCGAGGCCGGGATCGAGGCCCAGGAACTGGGCGTGCTCGCTCTCCATCTCGTTGGCGCAGGCCGCGGGATCGGCGTCGATGTCCTCCAGGGGTGCGCCCTGGGCGGTCTTGACGATGCCCAGCCGGTCGGCCTCGGCGTTGGCCGCGGCCAGCTCGGAGGTCCAGAGCCGACCCAGCATGTTGAGCTGAACCATCACCGGCGTGGCCCAGGGGATGCCCCGGGTGGCGCGGGCGCGATCCTTGGCGTAGAGGTGGAGGATCTGGTCGGCCGGGATGCGCTGCCGGACGGGCCGGGCCTCGTAGTCGTAGGGGTGGGCGCTCCAGATCCAGTAGGCCAGGGGCTTCCCGAAGGGATCCACCTCGACGCCCATGATGATCCGGTTGCCGTTCAGGCTGGGGATGTTGAGCTGCCAGTCCAGGCGGTCGGCATCGATCATCTCGAGGGCGTAGCGGCTGGGGTTGTTGAAGCCCCGCACGCGCCGGATCAGGAGCTCGCCATCCTGGGCCACCATCTCGGCCACCTGGTGCTGGAAGCTCACCCAGTTGGTCTGCTCGCCTACAGTGCAGGACCGGCCCCACTCGGCGAAGGCCTTCTCGATGGTGTTGTTCCAGTCTTCCTTGGGCTTGTCGAGGTTGCCCAGGATCTCGCTCTCGAAGGTGATGCCGTCGGGCCCGACCATGTGGGTGGAGACCATCTCCAGGAAGCGGCGGGCGTAGGCGTTGTTCTTGGCCAGGTCCCGGGAGTGGGACTTCAGCCGGATGAGGTCGCGCTGGATCTCCTTGTGCGCGGCCTCCAGGCTGGTCTGGAAGTCCACGAAGCGGTTGGGGCGCCCGGCAGCGTAGCCGTAGGTGCGAGCGCCACTCTTGGGGGTGAAGCTGCGCATGGCGGAGGGAATGGCGGTAGGTTCGGCAGCCGCTCCCGTGGGAGCCCAGCCGAGGCGCTTCATCAGGCCCTGGATCACGACAGCCTCACGGGGATCAGGCGCATCCCCAGCTGGCCGCGCTCAAGGCGGACCTCCTGGCGATAGGCGTTGCGCAGGGCTAGCAGTTCGGTCTTGTTTTTCTTGAACTTGACGCCGTCGATCTCGTATTCGGTGACATCGCCCAGGGCCACCACCCGGACCAGGGCGGCCTCGATGATGCCCAGGCAGGTCTCGGCGTGGGTCTGGGCGGCCACGGCCGTCGAGGGATCCGGGGCGATTCGGAACTTCCCGCTGCCGACCGTGTAGGCGTTGGTGCCGTTGGTGACCCGGGCGGACCAGTTGTAGAGGCCGGGAGGGAAGACGGCCGTGCTGGTGGCCGCAGGCAGCAGGCTCACCAGGAAGTCCCCGCCCGAGGCCGAGGTGGCGATGGTCTTCATCGTGCCGCCTGGCGTGCTGAGGTAGTAGGTCAGGATCCAGCCCGCCGTCGCCGGATAGTCGCTGCCCGGCCTGGTCCAGGACCAGGAGTCACCATTGGTGACCTTCAGGGGCTCGCCTGTCGGGATGGTGGTCAATCCTGCCTCCGAGGACCAGGATCAGACGCAGGGGCCGGGAAGGCTGTCGGAACGGTTCCGACAGTCACTGGGTCCGACGCCCGGGGCACTGCTCGCGGTGGCCGTCCAATTCGTCGCGGAACCGGTCGGCGTGGGCCTTGATGTCCTCGCGCAGCTGGTCGATGTCGCGCTCATGGTCGGGGCGGCGCACGAATTCCAGGGCTACCCAGGACTTGAGATCGCTCACCACCCGGATGAGCTCGCGGACGGATCCCTCCAGGCTCTCCTGCTGCTTGATGAACCGCTCGGCCCGCTCGGTTTCCATCTTCTGGTTGGATTCATGCAGCTGGGTCTTGGTCTTGCCGTAGAGCTGCACCAGGCTGCGCAGGGCCCACCAGGCCACCACGGCCACCAGGAGGATGCTGGCCCAGTCGAAGAAACTGAGGGAAACGACCTGCGGTGGCTCCATCAAGAGCTCCTCAGAAGTGAAAGCCGAGGCGCCCGAGGGCCTCGAGCGTGGTTTGGCCACCAGCGACGGGGCGACGAATCACATCCAGGCCGGCGTGGACGACCCCCCAGTCCCTCCCCACGCCGGCCCCAACCGCCTGATTGGTGCCGTAGATCACGCTTGCGGACCAGTGCAGGTCCCTGGGCCTCGCGGCGATGCTAGCGCGCAGCTGCAGCACCTCGGCCTGGAGGTCCTTCACTTGCGCCTGGCGCTCCTGGTCGCCCTGGGCCAGGGCGGCGTTGGCGGTCTTCAGGTCGGCCACTTCCTTGGTCAGAGCCTCGATGAGGGTGTCCTTGGCGGCATCCATGGGAGCCAGGACCACGGGGGCCGGATCAGGGTGAGCAGGGGTACCAGGCAGGGTGTCCGCGGGATGGACATCAGGTCGAGGCTGGTGAAGCGCCACCCGAGCCAGGGCGGCACGAGCTGCGGCGACCGCTGCATCATCGGCCGGTATCCGGGCTTGCGCCTCTTCCGCGATCTGCTCATGGGTTTCCGCCTTTGCGCCGTGGCTGGCCTGGGATGTTTCGAGCTGGTTGGCCTTCTGGAGGTGCAGGGCCGCCTGGTGGGCCTGATAGGCGCGCCAGCCCCCGAATCCGGCCAGAGCCAGGATTCCGAGGGCCGCGTAGGCCAGATAAGCGCGGACGGGGATCACTACTGCGCCGGGGTGAAGTCGAGGTAGAACTTCTGGCCGGGCTTGAACTGGTCCCAGAGGGCCGGATTGGTGATGGTGAGGCTCAGGCTCCCAGTGGGTGACCACTTGGCGAAGGTGTTGTCCTCGTCGAGGCCGTCGGCGGGATAGCCTCCGGACTTGCAGACGGGGGCCATACCCAAGACCTCATGGGATTTGGCCCCGTCATGGCCGGTGAAGCTGCCAACGGAATTGACCTGGAACTTGGCGCGCATGGTGGTCATGGCTGCTCTCCTGTGGGTTCAGTGGAGGCCTTGGCGCCGATGGCCAGGCCGTGGGCGGCCGAGATGGCAGCCAGGGAAAAAGCGAAGTCGCGGGCGCTGCTGCCGCTCCCGTGGGCCACCTGCCAACCCTCATGGAGCAGCAGGGCCATGAAGGAGAGGGCCCAGCTCACCCGCCCCATGTCGAAGGTCGAGTTGTCCTTGCCGGTGATGAGCTGCAGCAACCGAGCCTTCATGCGGAGGCTCCGGACTTGGCGTCGGCCGCCAGCAGGGACTGCACCAGGCCGTTGAACCGCTCCCAATTGTTCGTGCCCCCGTTGACCCGCACCCGCACGCGCAGCCAGTCGCGGTTCTCGGCGGCCTCGGCCACCTGGCGGCGCCGGAAGAAGCTGGCAAAGATCCGCGCGGCCACGGGAGGATCGAGCGCCAGGTCGGGCCGAGAGATCAGGTCGACGCCCAGCAGATCCCCGAAGACCTGGTAGTTGTCCCGGCCGGTGATCTGGATGAAGCCGCGCCCGCAGAACTTGGCGGCGTCGTCGGGGCTCTGGTTGCCCAGGGCGTGGCGCACCTTCTGGTTGTTGAAATACATCCGGACGAAGTAGGCGGCCCGGTCTTCGTCTCGGGGGCTGAGCTCCTGCCGGGGCAGGAAGCAGGGCAGCTCGGCGCCGATGGTGGCCAAGGCCGCGATCTGCACCAGGGGCCCGCCGATGCCCTCGGTGACCAGGGCCTGCTGGATGAGGGGCCAGTTGGCCTCGACGTTAGGCAGGGGTGCGCCCAGGATCCGGGCGATGGTGGCGGTGCTCAGCATCCAGGCACCGAAAGGGTGGGGAGGCACTCACTCAATCGGCCTGAGCCGTAGGCGGTCAGACTTGCGGACCTTGCCCTTCGATGCATCGTGTCCTCCCCGCTCCCAGGTTCGGGGGCGGGTCGGACTCAGGCTGTCGGAACGGTTCCGACAGTCGGGCTACCAGCCCGGGGTCTCGCGGCTTGAGCGAGTCCTTGGGGGGCGTCTTCTTGGGGCCGGTTCCACGGCCGGCGCGGGTTCTGCTTCCTTGGGAACCACGGCAACCTGGGTTGGCTTGCGCTTGGTGGCCAGGGCCTCCAGGTCCTTGGGCCCGTAGATCTCCAGGGCGGCCAGGCTGTAGACCATGAGGTCGAGGGCCTCATTCCGAGCGTCGGCGGTGACCTTCTCGTAGGCCCGGCGCCCTGCCCTGCGCACGGGGCGCTCGGCCAGCAGCATCTCGAAGTAGTTGCCGTCCAGGTCCTGCGGGAAGTGCATGAAGCCGGGGCCGGGGGTCTCGATCTTCAGGCGGCCATAGATCTGATCCTTGGCGGCCACGGTGTCGATCAGCCAGAGCCGGGCCTTGGCTGAGCTGCGCCGGGTGAGCTTCTGCTGGGGCTTGGTGGCGCCCTTGATGGGGAAGACGATGCCCTTCATGGCGGGCCGCTTGGCGAATTGGTAGGCCTGGCGGGTGAAGTGGCCGCCGATGTCGAGGGCCGCGGCGCGGATCCGCAGGCCGCCCCGCTCGATGCGCAGCTGCTCTTCCAGGCGGTCCCATGGATCGCGGGTGGCCAGGTTGCCGTGCAGCTGCACGTAGTCGATCACCCAGGTCTCCTCGCCAGGGCCGATGCCCAGCACCTGCAGCTCGAGGCGATCGTCCTGGATGTCGACGGCGGCCACCAGCAGGACCGGGCCCTCGGGCATGGTGCCCATTGGATAGGCCTCGCGCCGGGCCATGAGACCTTCCACTTGCAGGGCATCGCCGTCGCGCGGATCCCACCACTCGCCGAGCTGGGTGTTGATGAACACCTGGAGGGCGCCGGGGCCCTTGGCCTTGGCCTTCTTGAAGCCCGAGACCAGCACGTGCATGGGGCGCACCATGAGGCCATGCACCCAGAAGCCAGCATGATCGGTGACGTGGGGCCGTGAGGCGATCCACTCGCCGGCCAGGATGGCGCGCCGGAAGTCGGCCTCGATGATCTCGCAGCCCCCGCCGTTGCAGGCGTAGACCGGCTCAGGCTTCTCGGCCCAGACCACCTGGCGGAAGTCGGGCAGCTGCCGATGGCCGCAGTGGGGGCAAGTGATCCACCAGCGGCGCTGGTCGCTCTCCTTCCAGCTGTTCTCGATGCGGCTGCGCCCCAGGATGGTGGGGGTGGAGCACTTGTAGATCAGGCGCCGGCCCCGGAAGTCGCTGGTGCGGGCCTCGGCCAGGTCCTCGAAGTCGCCCTCATTGCCCACCGTGACCGAGGCCTCGATGCGGTCGATCTCATCTTCGAGCAGGACCTTGATGGGCTGGGAAGCGAGGCCCGCGGGGGCGTTGGCCCCGACGCCCACCAGCAGGCCGCCTGGGAATTGCTTCTCGAGGATGGTGTTGGAGCTGTCTCGTGTCTTCTCGCCGATGAGGGCCGCCAGCTCGGGGCAGTCCCGCACCATGGGCATGAAGCGGGTCTTGCTCCACTTTTCGGCCGCCCGCTCGGTGGGGCAGACCACCATGATCGGACCAGGGTTGGCGATGATCACATACATGATGATGTTGTTTAGAATCTGAGTCTTGCCCCACTGGGCCCCCCCCACCACGGTGACGTATTGGATCCGGGGGTTGCTGGAGGCGTCCATGATGCCGACCTGGTAGGGCCGGTCCTCGGTGGACCACCGGCCCGGGGCCGCGCTGTCCTCCCGGCTGAGCACGCGGTATTTCTCGGCGCACTGGCTGACGGTCATGTCCGGGGGCGGCAGCAGCACCGGCGCGGTGACGGCCAGCAAGGTCAGGGCGGAAGCGTGCAGCCTCACACAGCCTCCGGGTGCTGCGCGGTGCGCTCGGTCTCGGCGACCAGGTCGCGGCGCACGCTGTTGAGCTCGCGCCGGATGGCGGCCACCTTCTCGGCCAGGTTCATGCCGTCCTCGATCAGGGGCGCGGCCCGGTCGGGCAGGCCGTCCAGGTTCACCTTCAGCCGGCTGAGGAAGCCGCCCCAGGCCTGCTGGACCTCCTGGGCGTCGAGCAGCTGGCCCGCCTCCTTGGCCGCCTCCATCTCGGCCAGGTCGGCCTCGGCTTTCAGCTTCCGCTCCTTGTCGTTGAGGGGTCCATTCCCCCCCTTGGAACCCGACACGCGCTCCAGCCACCAGGGCAGCACCTCGGCCCAAACGTAGTGGTGGCCTCGTCCTTCGCCATGTCGGGGTAGGCCCTCATCGCACCAACGCATAATTGTTCTATCTGAAACATTGAACAAAGCGCATAAATCAGCCTGTTTTAACTTGGGGAGGGCTTCTTTTATGATCATAGCGTTCCTAAGTGGACTGTGACACACCTTAAAATTCCACAGCTAGCAAAACCTTGCGGCTTTCCGCGATACCCGCCCTGGCACCCATGGAAAGGACCCGGGCACCCGCTGCCTAGCTGGAGTGGTGCACGATGCATCATCTCCGGCCTCACCTGGCCGACCGCAGAGCATCCATCACCGCCTGGTTGAAGACTGCGCTCTGGGAGGCAGACACGGCCTGCCCGATGGTGTCCACGAAGCGCAGGTCTGCTGGGATCCGCACCCGCTCCACAAGGCGGTAGAGCACGCGGGTGCCGTCCTTGCGGCGCAGTTGCTTCTGCTTCTTCGTGCGCGGACCCATGCCCACGGCCAGGTTGTCGAGGGTGAAGGACTTGAGGCGCGTGCCCTTGGCCAGTCCGCGGGCCACACGCTGCAGCACCAGGCGCTGCCCTGCGGCCGTCCTCACCATGAACGTCTCCTGCTCACCCTTCACCTGGCCCGCGGCCGTGCGCGCCATGTGCAGGTTCTTTGGTGCGAGCGGGTTGTTGGCGCTGATCACCTTGGACTTGAACACGTCCTGGTTGGGCTGCCAGAGGAAGCGGCCGCCGTGCCGAGTGCGATCGCCGCCCTCCTCGTGCTGGTCCATGAAGGGGCGGCCGTCCGGGTATTCCAGCGTGATGGTCACGCGCCAGCTGGTCTTGGTGGCCCGATCGGTCTTGTTGATCTTCACGCCGCGCAGCACGAACTGCTCACGCCGAAGGTGGAAGGCGTGCTGCATCTGCCCCTGCTCGGCCTTCTGCCCCACGTTGGCCAGGCGGTTGAGGCCCAGGCTGATCGCATAGGGCAGCTGGCCCTGCACCTGGGCCAGCATCATCATGGCGCCGCTGGTGTTCACGCTGATTTGAAGGTCGGGCATGGGCAGCCTTTCAGGCCTTGGGTGGTGCAGATGGACAGGCTCACGCCTGGGGGTGCAAAGAGGGGATGTTGAAGAGGCGGGTTGAGAAGTCGTGGGGCATATTGGGGGCTCCGACGCAGCGCTCGCAC